CGCACTGACCACCCTCTCGTTGTAGGCGCGGTTTGCCACCGCCGCGATTTTGCGGTCCCTTGCCGCGTTGTCGAGGCCCTTGAAGCCCCAACGGCCGAAAACAGCCTTGAACAGCTGCTCGGCGACGCCTATTACAGGCACGTGAGCCGCACACTCCGTCGTGCCAGGTGTCGCCACGAGGCGAGGCCTTTTGGAAGGGGCCAAGCCTAATTCCCGGGTCTTAACAAACCCAGACATCTTGAATTTTCTGGGAATGTTTGCACCTTCTTCCGCGACTTGAGTCGTCACCTCCCCCCACTTCTTAGGGAAGGTAACGACGGGATGCTCCGTGGTGGGATCAGCCAAATGCCGCCTGAAAGCGGCGTTCATCTCATCCATAAAGGCAAGCATCACCAAGGTCTCGGTATTGCGGATCTTAGCTGAGGGTGGTGGCAGGCAAGTCTCCATCGCGAAATGCCTGCACACTCCGAGCCGCTCGTTGTGGAGCGTGGAGCCCAACCCAGGGGTAACCCGCTTTATCATCGGAGCGAACTGAGCTGCCGAGTATGCCTTGTCCCCTTCGACTGGGCATGGATCGCGCAGACCCTTCTCGACCTCGTACTGTTTCTGGGCGTCGGTTTTGAACTCGACAGAGACGCCCTTACGCAGTGGCCGCTCCTTTGCGGTGCTGTCCCGGTCCGGGAGGAATCCGACAACGCCTACTTGTTCCGCGTCGACGGTAATTTCATATGCTTCCTCTGGCGCTTGTGTGGTAGGTACGCCCGACCCTGTGGGACCTGCGAGCCATCCTTCCACCTGTGCCGCTCCGGGAGCTGACGTGTTCAGTGAGCCGTTTAAGGCAATAAGCCTGCTCGAACTGCCAGTATTCCCGGTATCGCCCGCCGTGCCAGTATCCCCCCCGGGGGCTGACGATGGACCAGGGCTTGATGTTGCAGCACTGGGCGTCACTGTAGTGACGGCCCCACCCGACTCCTCTCTCGGTGTGGGACTGACCGAAGGCGGTGAGCACTCCTCGATCACCCTTACGCGCCCCTCAGGCAAACATGCGACCACAAAAAGCTGTAGGAACGCATGAGCCATCTGCGCACCATCCGTCGGGTAGACGAACGTTGGTTTGCGCTCCGACATGACGCTGTCCAACACCCGCGTAATCACCGGCGTAGTTCCAGTGACCTCGGTGGCGCGCTCTTGACTGACCCGGACGGTGCCTCCGGCAGCTTGTTTGAGCACGTCCCACGAGATGGGGATGTGGATTTCCGCCTCGTCGGCGGTGAGGCAAGCACATGAAGTTGCCCGAACGATGAGACGGCGTAACTTGTGTCCGCAGTCACGCACTAGGCCGCAGGCCTTCTCTTCGTCGGGGGTAAGGCGTACGCTCACGATCGCCGCCGGCACGACGGGCTTGATGATCGGAGCTTGGGGACGCATGGATGCCGCTGAGAAGGCAGACCTGAGGTAGGCCGCCTTGCAACGAGTCACTTTGGCCGCCCCTGAGTAAGGTGCGACTGGTGCCTCGATGCCCTCCTTCGTGACCTGTTTGTCGAACACGCCGACCAGGCCAACTGCAACATCCGTGGGTGTACGGGCAAACTTTAGGCGGCCATCACGCTCCCATTGCGGAGAGCTGGTCACGCCAACGCGCATAGCCAAGATGTCGTTTCCGACGCGCGCGCCTGAGTTAACAGGCATTGTTCACCAGGTACAGAGACTTGAAGACGGTTTTCGAGGCGAACCTCTCTGAGTTGGTCGCAGCTGCTGCTAGCGAGACTCCCGTACTTTTGGCGCTCTTGAG